TTTTTTTATTTATATTCCATTGCAGGTTAATTGCGTTACCCTCGCGGGAGGGATTCAGCACGTTCAGCGGGTTAGGCGCCCAAAAAATCGACCGTAAGCAGAGAGCCAATGATTGTCAAATCGTCAGCTCCGTCTACGTCGAGAACCATACGTTGGAAAAGTTCGTTTACTTCGCTGGAAGTCAAATGATACCTGGTATAGCAAAAAGCCATCCAGTCAGAGTCGAAAAGGGTCTCGGCAACAACAATCTTTGAACGGATATTTCTTAGCGTAATACCCGACTGCTTTGCGTTCCAAGAAAGCCCATCGGCTAAACTCCCATCGTCTAACGATCTCTTTTCCTTCAAAACGAAGTCCCACTCGTAAAGGAACCTCTGGAGAAAAACGTCGCGTAATGACGGAACATAACGAAACTCATAAGCATAGCCTACGCTTTTGCCAGCCATGTAAGCATGGTCTGACACTGCAGAATTACGGTTCGCACGCATATTAAAACGCCCAATGGCCTTACCGAGAAGGGGTACCGTGAGGTGACATCCATTGGTGCGCGGTATGAACAACTTGCTGAGAAAACTGCATTCAACCAGGTGGTAGTGACGCTTAACGTCGGCTACCATCCTAGCCTCGGCAGCAATGTTTTCATAAGTGCGAACTGCACGCCTGCTTAAGCCGGCTATCTTGGCCAACATATCGTCCCCCAAAAGAATGGCACGGGAAGACACCGCACGTGTCTTCACCAAAAAAGAATAAAGAATACACGAATTCCAGAAAGTATTTCGAAAAGTTGTGTCCGTCACGCCAGTGGCCAACTGGTTCTCCAGTGTGGCCTTGACGCGATGGGTCGTCGAACGAACCTGAAACTGGTTCGTCTTGCTATGGAGACGTATGAACCACTCGGGGCAACCCAAGCGGCGCATGAGCATCAACTCCAAAGCTATAACGTCAGAACACTGAAACATGTCGTTCGACGAAAAATCACTTTCGATATACTCTCCGGGTCCGTGACTCAAAAAAGGAGTGTAATCGACAGCTAACTTCTTGTAAGCTATCTTAAACTGGTACGGCCCTTTGGTTTTATTATAACAAGAATCCAATCTTGTCATAAGCTCGTTGAACATGGGCCCACTTATGGCATTATAAAGGTCGGTGCCTTTGTAAATCACACGGGGGGCCCAATTTGGCTTGTGTGCCACCAAGAGCGCCTCGCACTTGACGAAGACGTCCTTGGTTGAATAGTCATGCAGGTCCTTATCACAAAGATCTGCAACTGCTGCACGCATGCGTCCCTGCTTCTCAGAGCCGAAACGCAAAAGCCAGGGTTCAAAAAGTCCTGAATTCCAATTAAAACTTGGCAAAACCTCAGGGCAAACTAAATTGATAAAAGAAATCGACGAGGCAGTAATGAGTGGACTAGCCTTCGTCGCGCTAAAATAATTGCAACGTTTACGAAAAGCTGATAAAAAATTTTGGTAGCCGTTGTCGGGCACTACCGGATGAAGCCCCTGGAACAAAGGGCCTAGCTGTTCTACCTTACGCTGATCCTGGTAGATTTGCTTAGGCATGCCGAATTTAGACTTGGCAATCGGCTTTAACATTGGCCTAGCAACAGCATGGTATTCCTCAGAGGCTTCATAAAAAGCTCTCTGCGGTATTGGTCTCACATGATGGCG